TGAAAAAGATTGCAAGCGCTAGGGAAACCCACTCAGTGAGTGGGAACTAGGGGGCCAACTGAACACTCAATATTGGAAAGTGTGTGGTTGCTTAGTTGCAGTTGCTTTTAAGGCAGGCTAATAAGTCTGACCAGGCTACTACGCGAAAAACTAGATTTCTACGCTGCTAAGGCGTGTACAAGTTAATCACTTCGCACCAGTCAGAATTTTTACTGACTTGAAAAAGCGCCATTTCGCGTTTTAAATCTCAAATGGAGAACAAGATTGTTGTTTTGTAAAAATAACTTAAACTAGCCTTATTTTAGAAAATAGGCAAAAAAGTGGGGTTTAATAGTGTCGACGTGGTGGAGGTCGATTCGGTACAGCTAGTGGAACAAAAGGGATCGGAGCAAAAGCTGAAGAAAAGAAAGGGACAGGATACATTAACATAAAATCATCACCAGCGGCTACTGTGAACGAGCCTGTGGTAACGAGAAGGGCAACATAGCCAAATACGTCTTGAACATTATTAGGAACACTCGCATCAAATACTTGACCGGGGGCGTGTACCATTGGGACCCACGGGACGGTGTTGAGATAAGGCACCAGAACTGACTCATTGTAAAGAAGAGCGTTTGTGCCAGGGGCAAAGAATACCCCAACACCATCACCATGTGTAACATTGGCTGCGTCATTGGTCATTGCTATATTAATGCAAGGTTGAACGTGCTTAAAAACTCTACTTCCTCGCCAAAAACGAAACATGGCTGAGAAATAGTGAAAAGGTTCACCACCGAGAGTTGCCCAATTGACATTGGCAACCCCTGGGACAAAGTTGAGGGGAGTAGTAGGATTAGAAGTTGTTGGAATTGTATTGGAAGTACGTTTTAAACAATCTGACACTGTATGAACAGATTCCACTGCTACAAAACCTTGTTCCAAAGATTGTGTTGTGCCAGAAATCATTCCTTCAAAGGGAACGGAGAAATGTTTCTCTATGGACACATCAGAGTGGTGAGTGGGTTTTGTTGAAACTTGACCTGAGGCCAAACGAACTCCACGAAGTCCTGAAAATTGGGTGTCTTCTCCGCCAGAGCGAAAGACATTCATGTAAACAAGAGGTGGTGAAATTGAAGAAGATCCAACAATGGGAGTGAGAAATTGAACGGTTATTGTAGGAGCGTTGTTGAGAAGTGGGGTAGGGAACAATTGAGTATCCATCCATGTTGTGGCATAGAGATAAGGGACACTAAAATCCACCCAACAATCTCCTTTAATATCAACAATTTTGCAAGGAATATCGCATGTGTTAACCACAGCAGCAGGCTGTTGTGATAAAGAGATACAAACTCTAAAAGAATAGAAGGCTGGAAGACAAAAATGAAAGGAGTACTTAATACTCCCGCGCCAATAACGAAAGGCGTAGGACAAATTTTGTAACCAATCTCCAATGGGAGAAATGACGCAACCAGTTCCGGGTAAAATAACTAAGGCTTGAGGGATCGCCAATATATTTTGGGAAGTGATTGCTGTTGTAAAAGTTTGAATTGCTATTAACATGGGACATTGAGCAAGTTTGTTGAGAGTGATGTGAGATGTGGTGATACCACAGAAAGTTTCTGCCTGAGTCAACTTACCATTAGGGTACAAGGTGAGCTGATCGGCATAAGTATTTCCGTGGGCTAGTGAATCCTCCGGTTGATAGGAGGATATTATTGGGGTGCTGGTTTGTGTGGACGCTGGTTTTGACAGGTCCCCTGCAAATGTGTTAAAGAGATCGGCAATGATGCCGTATCCTTCTCCTATAACAGGAACTTTGCGGAGGAGCTTAGATGCAACGGACACACCAGTTTTAACGTCAAAGCCACCTTTGGCTTTGGCTGCTGATTCGCGGGACGGCTTATCAGACATTTGGGACATGAATCCGGCAACTTTAGAGTTGACAAATCGGGCATAAACTAGTATTGGGACTGAAGCGGCTATTCCTGCGGAAGTAGCCACTAATGTGTTTAGCTCGCGTATGAAAACTGTTGCGATGCGAGAATCTGCTAAAATGCCTGGAGTGCTATAATCGAGCCAGTCGTTAGGATGAACGTAAGGAATAGTAAATTTGAGCCCGTCTTGTGAGGACGCGCACATTACCATTCCATTACAGCCTGATAAAAGGAAGAGTTGGGCGTTAAAACCAGAAGTGGGAAGGGGTAGGGGAGCACCAGCTACCCATTGGGGAATATAACCTACCATTAGAGAACCTTGATGATAGGGGGTGGAATTGATCTTGATTTCAATTTCCACATCCGCTCGGAACCAGCGGAAACGTGTAAGGACTTTTTGGATTGTGGCCTGTAAATTTAAACTTCCAGGAAAGTTCAAGTCTGCTGTGAAGCCAGGAACCCAATTAGTGGTAAGAATTAGAAACATCCGATTAAGGAGTTCCGTGGGTGTTTGATCCGGATAAGGGTTGGCGAGAGGCCGCTCAATGGAAACTTGGGTAGTTTCTTCAAGGACTGGAGCGGATTCCTCGACAATTGTCAGAGATTCTTGGGACTCTGTAGCCGGCTCCTGCATAAGTGGAGGAGTTACACTATTAGTGGAGATAGTAGTGATGGAGATACGATTTGCAGACATTAACCCGTGTATCGAAAGGGTGTGCTGGATGGTTTGTGTTTGACACATACGAACGAACTTTGAGAAAAGAAACCTACTTTTCTCATACCGAATAAGTATGCCAAATCTCCCGTGCTATTGGGAGAAAATGCGCAATTTAATGCGCTGAGGAGATGTTTAAACGTCGTCCCCGACGCCTGTTGAAAATTATACAGGAGATAATGTGGAACTAATATAAACCTTTTGGGGTTCAGAAGCGGTGAAGACATGGGAACGGAGTACGTCATCATAGCGCTCTAGAAACTGAAGAGAGTTATTATAGTGACACAAGAAAGGGTTGAGAAGGGACTTATGTTTTTCGAAAGCCTCCTGACTGTGATAGGCCCATTCGCGGAGTGCGAAATGAACGTTCACTGCAAACTGCTGTGGAACAGTTTTGTCAGTAGGTTTCTTAATCCATTGGGTTGCCGACTCAAGCGATTCAGGGTTAAGGGGACAAAAAACGAGACCCTTTTCTTCTTTATAGGAACGCTGAAGAAAAAGGGCATGTTTAAGAGAAATGTAAGTGTGAAGTGTAGGAGATTTATCCTGCTCAGTACAATCGTGGTTGAAAAGGAAGGATCGGAGGGCTGCTAAAGTAGGGCCATTCCAGATCGTCCAATCACGACATGCTAAGTTAGAATCATCACCAAACACTGCGAGTGCATTGTGAGAATCGAAAGGTTCTGAAGAAACAAGTTTCCAAATCTTTCTGTGTTCTGCTGAATTTTGAAGAGTATTAAAAACGGAGGTCATCCATGAGCCGGAAGGCATTTGAACGAGGATAACTATTTTATTCTTAAAAATTAGAAAAACACAAAATGTTGAGGAAATTAGTGACCTTAAAAGATTTCTAAAGTAAGGGGGGGGAGTGAAGAATAAGCAAAAATTTTCATAGAAGCCTGGGGCAAAGATATTGACGGGAAATCGAATATCCCAGCCTGAGACATCATGTGAAAGAACATTTTCGCTCATTTGTTTGAGATGAAGGTAGAGTTGACGCCATTCGCAGCCATAGGGGTTTATTCCTAGCTTTGAGTCGCCAGAGGTCGTACGTTCAAGATAAGAAACAAAAATTCCAAAAATGGAACGACAGAAGAGTTGATGGCCGAAGCCACCACCGGTAAAGAAACGAGTTTCTTTATCGATGACGCGTTGGACTGGACGATCCTCGTCTTTGAGATTAAACTGATAAAGGGCTGGACAGGTAATCCCATGACGGGCATAGTAGTGACGGGCGTAAAACTCCCATTGAAGCTCTGGGTGAACCCAGAGTCCTTTTTTGGTTGTAAGTTTTTCAAAGTGTGAGGGAATTGGGACAAGTGTAGGAAGTTCATCTGTGGTGTACCAGGAGGGAATATTGCAAGAAACATTTTCATGTTCTGATTCTCTGACCACCCAATCTGATCGGCGGATGCCAAAAAGAGCGTGAGGGTGGCCAAAGCCTGTTGTGAGGTCGGCAGGATGCATATTTCCCATTGCTGGGATACCTTCGATGGCTTCTTGTAGTGAAATTGTTCTGCATACGTCTTTCGACATAGCAGGAGTGAAAACACCTTTCCAAGCATCAGGGTCTTTAAGTAGGGAGGGATCAGACTTAATATGTTTGCCATCTAGTTTTCGGAAGCTCTTGAGAGCAGCTTCCTCGTCTAGACAGGCAGGACGACGTGATGTTGGATAAGGGGGGGAAAGTGTGGAGGTTCCAGTTTGAACTGGAGTGGGCATAAGCTTGGAGCGGCGAGGCCAGGAGGCAGTGTAATTTATAAGGGCAAAAGTACGGACTCCCGGAAAAGCTTCTTCAAGGGCGTCAGGGTCAGAAATAACGAGGGGACAAGATGGGGGAATAAGATAAGGACCTGTGGGCATAGAGATGTTGGAAGTGAAAAATGGAGAAGAGTTGAGCTCTTCTATAAATTCTTCTACTTCTTCTCTAAATACGGGGGCACAGATAGATTCTTTAATCTTTGAGTCATTTCGGGACGCAACGTGATAACCAAGTAGGCCACGGGCAACAGATTCGGAAGTTGATATGAAGGGTAAACAACAATCTCCGGAAATGCCGCCATAGCCAGGAATGGAAATATAATCCACTAACGTTTTAAGGTTAGTGGTGACAGGGAGAGTGACACTGCCCCATCCAGAAACTTCTATATCAGAATCCATTTGACGTGGTCTGAAAGAAAGTTCCTTAAGAGCAGTGGTGGGGTTTTCCTGTTCAACTATTTCTAACCGTTGTGCGCCATGGGACTGGCGTATTACGGAAAGATCATTGAGAGAAGGAAGGTGACGGGTGAGATCTTTTCTAGGACGAATTCCAGGAATGAAAAACATTGTTAGATCGCGGCGCTGGGAACGCGCGGCAATTGCTGGGTCTTTGTTAAGAGAACCAACTTCTATTATGTCTTTCCAGTAAACTGTTTCCTGGTCTCGGACTGTTGAAAAGGTGGGTGAAATTGTAAAAGACTTGAAGGGACCAAGTATTTGATAGTGAGTGGGCATTACACAGATTGTAGACGTAATCCATGAAACCCATCCATCGACATCCTTTTTAGAGGGGTCGATTGGGTGGAATGTGCAATTATAGGTGTTGGAGATAACTCTAGGAGCTATACTGTCAGCATAAAGCTGACCTCCTTGTGAAACGTGAGTGGGAAGTGGGGCAACTTTGGCTGGATTAGCTTTTAATGAAGTAAGAAGACGTTCGCGGGTGCGAAGTTGTGCAAGGTCGATTGAGTCGGATGTAAAAGAATCGTGACGATCACTGGAGATTAAACCAGCGAAACGAAGCAAATAAAGGGCTGCATCAATGATCTTGCCAATAAGGGCTATAAATAGGGCAATAAGAGTAACTAGGACAAGGCCGCCAATAATACCTCCTGTAAATGTTCCAGCGTTAGTAGCTGGAAAATCATTTGGGGGAGCAACAGGAGTATTATGTGGAGCGGCCAGTACATCATAAAGCATAGCTTTGTGACGTATTGTATCGGGGAGTATTGTGTAACCAAAATCCCGAACCATTACTAAAACATCATGGTATGTGGGAATACCTCGAGAAGATGAATAAGCGACTGATTGGGGATAAGTTTCGGCTATATAACGGGTACAATAACCAAGGTCTTCAACTTGTTGATAAGGAAAACTAACTCCTAACATTGGGAAAACAGAAGGACGAGGCGAAACTGGGGCAATTACAAGTCGGTCCAAAAGGATTCGGTAATCTACTTGATCTACCGAAATAGGAAGAAACGTTTGTTGTTGATGCTCCCACTGGATTATTTGGTTAAATTGTTCTGGAAAAAACATTTTATACCAAAGTTTAACCCAGTGGTAAATCATATCTTTTTGAGGATGATCATGGGCTCTACCTAATAAGGCTGTTTTAAAGTCACTGTATGACATACAATAATCTTGAACAGCTAGGGCTGGTAGTGATAATGATTCTGAAAGAGTTAGGGCAACAAACTTTTTATTACTGGTGGCCTTATTTTCAACAAGGCCTTGTTGTCCAACTTCTTGTTGGATAATAGGAGTTAATAATGGAACTATGGGAATAATTCCATTTGCAACTCCATGAAGAAAAGGTTCAGCTGCATTTTTCGTATAATTGAGCGAATCAATAAACGAGGTAAATGCGCTACCTAAATAGGAACGGGTTGTAGCAAGGGTTGATCTAGCGGTCTTTATCCCAAACATTTGGCTTGAGTGTGTTGGAAACACACCTGTGCCATAGTCTGGGGTTGTGAACGTAGTCGTACTAGTACTGGATGACGTAGAGCTGGGGGCAGGGGGAATCGAAATTCCCTTAAGCCCCTTCTCTAAATCGGGTTGAGCTTTGGATGCTGAAGATGGTGCGTAGGGGTCTCTAAACACTTCTTCAAACATACTTGGTTTTTTCTCTGGTGGGCCAGAGGAAAACCAATCGCTCTTTGAAAGAGTTTGAAACCAATCTAACACCGTACCGGGTACGGGTGCTGGACTGGATGGTTGGGGCTGTGTGGATGTAGTTGATGTTGATGCAGTGGAAGTTGCATCAGATGTCTTTAACATATCACCAAAATCGAACGAAACGGAGCCTCGTTCGAATTGTTGAAAATAAAAAAGATAACGATCTGTAATCATATCGACTAATTTAACAAAACCATCTACGCCTGAAAAGGACTCAGCGGGCAGATGTTTTCGTGTTGCATGATCAAATTTACTAATTAAAAAATTAGTATATTTGTACTGCAAAATTGTGCCATATGCTTCTGGATTTGTATCTCCAGAAACTGTAACAACGAAATCGCGGCGGCGATTAAGGGCTTCATTGTTACAAACACCTTTGGTGTTATTGGCCCATTCTTGTTCACCTATGTTAGTGGTCAAACCAATTAACGTAGATTTAAAGAATGCATTACCTTTATCTTTAAGTTCAGCCATAGGCAATGCAAAAGGATTGGTACCTTTTGCATAAATGAAAGTCTGAGCTTCCATATCTGTGGCTTCTTGGGAAGTAAACTGAAAGAAATCATCTAAAATGAAGGCAAAATTGCCTTGATAATTAGACCAATAGGCATCCTGGACAGAATGCAATCCAACTTGGGAGTCGGACCACACATGATCAGGAAAACGCATTGTGCAACGATGTGCAAGTGGAGTGGTGAGTGAATGAAGTTTAAGGAAGACGCCATGAAATAAATTCATGGCCATTTCTGATTTGCCTGTTCCGGCTGTGCCGGTTAGAACAAATGCAGTTGGTTCCTGGCGACGAACGCCAGCTTTGATTTGGGCTTCAAAGGTGCTATATAGGTCCTTGCGAGATGCAAGAACCCGTGATGCGGTTGCATAAAGGTCTTTTTGACCCATTTTCCAAACAGATGTTTGGAGAGAAGCTAGCTGAGTATATTTGGAACAATAATCAGCTTTTTCATGCATTGGAATTTGGTCGATAGGACGATCGACAAAGGAAATAACGGAAGTGAAACAATCACTAAACAATTGGGCATGCTTAGTGGACTCAAAGAAAGGTGACTGGAAGATAAACTGCCAGCCCCAATCAATAATAGATTTTACAATATTTGTTACAAATTCGAGGAACTTAGGAAGTTTCTCAAAAAAGCACATAATTGTTGTGCAATCTTTAAGCATTGGAAGTGCTTTAAATTGAAGTGAAGAAGTAAATTTTGAAACACCGGCAGCGCCGGCGGTTAGCTTTGCAGCCAACCAATTTAAGAGAGAAAATGGAACTGAATCCATATCTGACATATGAGTTGCTACAGCAACAGGTGCCATAGAAAAAATTGAAGGGAAAGCGGACAAGACGCCAAAGACGCCAAAGAAAAATAAAAGTAGACTAACTACTATGAAAACGATGATGCAAGCATATTCCTTAATGAATTCAATAAAACGGGACGCAGTTTTAGAAACTGAATCCCATATACGATCAAAAAGACTGACAAAGGATGAACCAATGCCATTTAACATACCTGCACCAAAAGATTTACCGAGATCTTGGGCTAGTTTTGGGGAAACATTATCGGAAATTAATTGTTTAACTTTGGGGGCGGCACTATCAAAATTCATGCCATCAAAAGCATCTTGGACTGCTTTTGTAAACATGTCACTAGTGTGACGAAACATTGTTTTGAGAACGAGCGAAAGCTCATCGTCAGGAAAAAGAATTGGATAAGCTTTAAGAAGCTTGCGACGGATACGAGATGGGAGGGGATTAGAAGGGACGGGGTTAGAAGGGGAAAAGAAAGGGTGGCAAAAAGATGCCTGAGCCTTAAAAGCACGCATTGCTGCGTGATAATTAGGCAATCCATGACCTTCCATCCAATAAGAAAACATGGACTGTGAATATTGGAGAGGAAAATTTAATATGACACCAGGAGCATAGTGTCGGTCAAGGAGGAACGCACGGAAAAATTCCATGTCAAGTTGAAGATCTCCAGTGTAAGCTGGATCTTCATGAGAAATGGAAGAAACTAAGGAACTGTATTCGTGATAAATTGTGCGTTTCTTTCCTTTACATCGTTTAGATTTAAGGTTGGAGGACTTCTCGGCGAGATAGTCATCGTTAGGTTGAAGATCAGAAGGATCCATATCGGAATGGTGAGTAGGCGGGAAGTCTGTGAAGACAGGTGAGGGGGGAGGAGGAATCAAATGGTAATCGTGTGGAGTGAGTGGAACAAAACCAAATGAATGTGTGAGGTTAAAAATAAGAGATTCAAGATTAAACTCAAGTGAGGTGCAATACCAATTAGTAGTGGGAGCATGATAACGGAATTGCGCTGTGAGATCGGTTATACGATCATGAAGTGAAGTAATGGGACGAATGTTCAAAAAAGTCTGTAAAGACATATCTGATACAATAAAAACATGGAACGGTTGAAGTGGAAAAAGTGCATAAGACAAAATGGAATAGTCTTCTGAAAACAACTGATGGGCTAGGGACAATGAGGGGAGAGCGACGCTGAGAACAGCATCAAAATTGGTCGAGGACAAATGATCAACAGTACGTTGAAAAGTTTTATATTGAGGAGTACCAGGTTCAGGACAAGGAAGCATAAGATGGACAAATTTCGTGAGTTCGGACTCTTGGAACGAATTTAAAGGACCCATAATTTGATGAAGGGCATTATAGGTTGTGTTCAAATGAACAAAGGGACGGGAACGGGAAAAATTTCCTGAAAAGGAAGAAGGAGTAGTAAACTTAGGTTCGCTAGAATAAACAGAGGATGAGTCTGATACTAAGTTTGGGGAAGCAGGAGCAAACTCTTGAGATGTCTCTCTTGAGTTGCAATCCATCGACGATGGATCAAATATATTGTGGTTCATAGTGTGTGTAAGGGGGTGTAACTACGTTTAGTCACCATGAACAATAGTATTTTACTGTATACTACTGGCAACAGGTTCTATAGATGTCAAGTTTATTTTGGGTCTTTGTGGACCCAAGTTGGTATCGTACCTAGGGTTGGAATCTAGGCGACTAAGGCTTCTCTGAATTATGAGGGTACTTAGAGCCGGCGCTTGACGACCGGATGATATTTATGACAACATGCTTAAAGCAAGGAACGTGGCATAAAGCTTTGAGTGGAATTAAAATAAATAAATGGATATTGGCGGGTGAGTGGATTAAACCTACTCTAGTCGGGACAGCTCCTAACTAAAGCACTAATTTTATTGTCAGATGCTGCGTGTAATTCGACGCAGAATCGTCATTTAAAAACGAGTTCGGTTCCAAACACCGTGTAATGTGAG